GGATTCGATGTATATGTTTCAAGCAACCTACCTTCAGTTGGAACTGGTCCTGCAACCTCTGGTTCAGCAAACCAAAATTCTAACTATGGTGCGATTGTTGGTGGACATAGTTCAGCAGTTGCTACTGCTTCTCAAATCAATAAAGTAGAATCTTACAGAGATCCTGATTCATTCGCTGATATCGTCAGAGGAATGCAGATGTATGGAAGAAAAATACTTAGACCAGAAGCTATTGTAACAGCTAAATATAACGCAGCGTAAAGGAGATTAACTTATGGCAACTTATGACTTAACAGCTAAATCCACTACAGGCGTTAGTGCTGACTCAAACACCAATTTTCCTGCTAGTGCAAACCCAGGAGCTTATGTAATAGAAAAAGAATTAGACATTGCTAAATTAGTATCAGATGGAACTTTTTCCAATGTTACTAGTGGCGATATTTTTCAATTACTAGAAGTTCCTGCTAATACTATTGTATTAACAGCAGGTGCTAATGTGACTACAGCGTTTACAGGTGGCTCTGCTGCTGCAGATATTGATTTTGCAGGCGGAGATGACATTGTAGACGGTGGTGACTTAACATCAACTGGATACCTTGCAGCAGGATCTAACGGTCAAGCTAACATCATCAACACAGGAGCAGCAAACACATTTACTGCTCTACAATCAAGTGCAGACACTATAGATGTGACTATTTCTGCAACTGATACTAACTGTGTTAGTGGAGTACTGAGACTTTATGCAGTCTGTCTAGATGTTTCTTCCCAACAAACAGGAAGAGATGAAGTAGATAGAGATTTATTAGCATAAATTATTACTTAGCGTAGGAGGGGTAGGTATGTACCGCCCTTCCTACAATAATAAAAGAGAAAATTATGGCATATACTTATATAGAAGTTTGTAATGAAACCCTTAGAAGATTAAATGAAGTAGAAATGACTTCATCACAATTTTCTGGAGCTAAAGGCATACAAGCGTTAGTAAAAGATGCTGTAAATAATTCACAAAGAGATATTTACTCTAGAGATAGAGAGTGGCCTTTTGCGTATGCCACAACAAGTCAAACATTGACAGCAGGGACAAGAGAATACGCCTTGACAACTAATTATTTGTCAATAGACTTAGACACTGTTTTAATAGATAGAAACGACAGTCTAAACATAGAAGAAAAACATTTAACACCGATAACATACACAGAGTATGTAGATCGTTATATAGAAAGAGATGAACAAAGAGATTCAAGTGATTATGAAACACCTGAATTTGTATATCTTACACCAGATTATAAGTTAGGGGTTAGCCCAACTCCAGATAAAGCTTATGTTGTAAAATATACTTACTATAAAGTTCCGACAGAATTATCTGCATCAGACGATGTGCCAGAAGTACCAGTTCAATATAAAAATATACTAATAGATGGTGCTATGTATCATATGTATATGATGAGAGATAATATAGAACAGTCAGACAGATCAGCTAGGGCATTCGAGGAGGGCATTGACCAAATGCGTTCAATATTAATAAACAGATATATTAGAATGCGTGATACGAGGGTTAGTGATGTAATTAATGACTGATAGGTTACAAACTGCAAAAGTATTATCAAGAGGTGGTTTGTATACCAATGAGGACTTCTTAGCTTTAAGTGATACACTACCAGGAGCTGCTACAGGATTGGTTAATTTTGAAGTAGGTCAATATGGAGGCTATAGAAGAGTAAGTGGGTATAAATATTTAGACTCATCATATAGTAGACCTGCAGGAACAGGAGCAGCATTAGGAGTATTTATTTATGACGGCTCTATATATTCTGCTAGAAAAGAAGCATCAGGAAATGATTATGATGTTCTTAAATATGTTTCAGGATCAGGATGGGCAACAACAAGTTTAACATCAGGTCAAGTAGCTACTGATGTAGTAAGAGTAAGAGGATTAAATCATTCTTTTACAGGAAGTAAAACTTTAATACTTACAGATGGTATTAACTACCCAATGAAATTAGTTAGTACAAGTTGGACAAAATTAAATGGTTCGGCAGATGTAGATAATGCTAAGTTTGCAGAAGTATATAGAAACCATTTATTTTTTGCAGGCATGAGTCAAAAACCGCAGTTACTAGTATTTACTGCACCAAACAGCGATAGTGATTTTACAGCAGCTAGTGGAGCAGGAAGTATAAATGTAGGTTTTGACATAATGGGTATTAAAAGATTTAGAGATGCTCTTTATATTTTTGGTAAAACAGATATAAGAAAATTAACAGGTAGTTCTACAGCAAACTTTAGTTTAGCAGAAGTATCAAGCAGTGTAGGATGCCTAGCAAGTGATAGCATAGTAGAAATAGGTGGTGATGTATTATTTTTAGCACCTGACGGTATAAGAACTATTCAAGCTACAGAAAGAATTGGTGATGTAGAATTAGCAACTATTTCAAAACCTATTCAAAATGCGTTACAACTGATAGATATAGATTTTACATATGAACAATGTGTATCTGTAGTAGTAAAAGAAAAATCACAGTTTAGATACTTATTTGGTAAAAGTAGTTTAGGTACTACAAGCACTGCAGGATTTATAGGAGCACTAAGAACATCTGATCAAAGATCAGGATGGGAATTTGGAGATTTAAGAGGTTTTCAAGCTAATTGTGCAACTAGTGGTTATATAGGCGATGATGAATATGTATTACACGGAGATTATGATGGATACATATACAGGCAAGAACAAGGTGGAACATTTCAAAACAACAATGTTTTTGCTTCATACAAAACACCTTTTTTAGATTTTGGTAATCCAGAATTAAGAAAATTGTTTAGTAAAGTATCTATATTTACAAGACCAGAAGGAGATAATACATTTTTAGTTACCGCAGATTATGATTGGGATGACGCTGATGTATTTAGTCCAAATGATTATAGTATAACTTCTTCAGGTGCAAGAGCGGAATATAGAGATACAGCAACAGCATATGGTACAGCAGGTTTTGTATACGGAGGAGCAACAAAACCAGTTATAAAAGAGAATATACAAGGATCAGGAAGATCTATGTTATTAAGATTTGTTACAACAGCTAGTGCAAACCCATTTAGTATATTTGGGTTTTCAATACAATACGAGGAGGCAGGGTTAAGATAATGGCAGGATACGCAAGACAAAGTTCAAGTAGTATAGCAGATGGTGAGGTAATCACAGCCGCACCACTTAACAGTGAGTTTGACGCATTATTAGCGGCATTCGCATTTAGTGGAGGACATAACCATGATGGAACTTCCACAGAAGGTGCTTATGTAGGATTAATAGCAGATGTAGATGCACTAAATAAAATAGTTGTTGACACATCTAATAATAGACATGGTTTTTTTGTAGAAGTATCTTCTTCTGCAGTAGAACAAATAAGAATACAAGACGGTGCAATAGTTCCTGTAACAGATAGTGATATTGATTTAGGAACTAGCTCATTAGAATTTAAAGATCTTTATATAGACGGAACTGCTTACATTGATACTCTTGAAGTACATGTAGGTGCTACATTAAGTGCAGGCGTATTAACATTACCAGATGGATCAGCTTCTGCTCCTGTTATTACAAATGCTAGTGATACAAACCAAGGTCTATACTTCTCAGGTACAGATGAAATGTCATTTACTGCAGGAGGTACTGCTCAAGTTACTTTTGCTGATGGTGCTATTAAACCAGTTACAGATAATGATATTGACTTAGGTACATCCTCTTTAGAATTTAAAAACTTATATATTGATGGTACGGCTAATATAGATACTCTTGCTGCTACTACAATGAGTGGCGATTTAGCTATGGGTAGTAATAAAGTTACTGGTCTTGCCGCACCTACTGCCGATGGTGATGCTGCAAGAAAAGTATATGTAGATGATTCTATTGCTTCGGCTGAAGGTCTTACACAACTAGCAGGTATCATAAATGTAAATGGTTATCACTTCACTGGTAGTTCTGGAGAAAATATTACATTTAAACCTGTAGGTAGTGCATCCACAGTATCTACACAAGACACTGATGGAGAGTTTGTAGCTCTTGTTCTTAGAAACGAAAGTGACGCTGCAAGTACTGCAGGCATAGCTTCTCTTAGATTTGATTTAGAAGATACAGGTGGTAATACAGTAGATGCTGCTAAAATAGCAGTTAAAAAAGAACAATCATTTACTGCAACAGCATCAACACAAGATGCTAAAATAGTTTTCTCTACATCTTTAAATGGTACTCTAACAGAGTATTTAGAATTAAATAGTGCAGGTGCATTAGTTCCTGTAACTGATAATACAGTAGATATTGGTACATCTAGTGCAGAAATAAAAAATATATATGTTGATGGTACTGCATATATTGATGCAATAGGTTTTGGTACTACTTCTGTAACACTACCAACATCAGATGGTTCAGCTAACCAAATTCTTAAAACAGATGGTTCTGGAACTATATCATGGGCTAGTGATACAGGCACTACTATAAACAATGCTACAGAAAATGAACTTGTAACCGTAG